TTCCAGAGGTATTAATATCAACCGGCTGGATGTTAAACCCATATTTTTTTGCAATGTTTATCGCTCTTTCTTTTCTTCCTTCAGGTTCTTTGTCTAAGAACGCAGCCATCCACTCTGCTGGGTAATAATGAAACAGCCACGCGCACTGATAAGAAAGGACTGAATAAGAAACTGCATGTGATTTGTTAAACCCATATCCGCTAAAGAACTCAAACTTTTGCCAAAGCTTGTTTGCTTCTTTTTCAGTTAATCCTTTTTCGACACAACCTATAACAAACTTAAATTTTATTTTATCTTTATGTGACTCTGTTTCTCCTGTCCCTTTTTTTGTTAATAGTTTGCGGAGTTTATTACCTTCGTCTAGACTAATATTTTTTCCAAGCTTGTGGGCAAGGAGCGCAATTTGTTCTTGAAAAATTAGAAAACCATAAGTTTCTTTTGTATGTTCTTTAACAATATCATTTCCATATTTAATCTTGTCTGGGTTTTCTTTTGCTTCTACGTACAATTTTGCGACATCTGCACTCAATGGGCCTGGTCTATAAATTGCTGTAATTGCTGCAATATTAATTATATTTTTTGGCTTTGCCTTCTTGCAAAATTTTTGTGCTCCTGTTTCTGTAAACTGAAATATTCCAGCCCATCTTCCTTTATGAAAAATGTTGGTATATACTTGGCTATTAGTGAGATCAATTTTATCCGGATGTAATTTCTCATTATAGTACTTTTGTATATCTTGAAATGTTGGATTTTTATTCCCATGATATCTTTTGAGAATATGACTAATCGCGCATTCAATCATCTTTAATGTTGAGAGTCCAAGAATATCAAATTTAATAAAACCCATTGACTCAAGATGCCTAACGTTTTGTCCTTCAGACCATGGAGTTTGTAAAACGCCGCCGCTGTTAATTAAGGGCATATGTTTGTCTAGATCTTTGCCAATCACCACACCTCCTGCGTGCCTTGACAATGAGCGCGTTTGACCATGTAAAACGTTAATGTGATTTGCGATATGTGGATATTTACGGAGATATTGCTTTAGGCTATCGCTATATAGCATAACTTCTTCAAAGGTTGGAACGTAAACACCAGCTTTAATGCCATGAGCTTTTTTTGCCAAAGGAGTGGCTTCTTTTAACATTCTAGAGGTTACAGGATTAACTTCAGTAAATGGTACTCCATAAAGTTTTGAGACATCTTTGATGAGAGATCTTAGTTTAAGAGTATTAAAGTTTGAAATTGGGACAACTGTTGTCTTACCCCATTCTTCAATTAATAGCTCTTTTAATTCCATTGGGTCCGAAACATCATAATCAATATCTGGATAATCTTTTGCGTCACGTCTAAGGAAACGAGAAAATAATAGCCCATGTTTAATTGGATCGATTTGTGTGATGCCAAGTACATATGCGACCAAAGAGCCTGCTGCGGAGCCGCGGCCAGGACCAGTAATTTGAACCTCATTTGCTTTATCCGCGACAGCTTTCATTGTAAGAAAATATTTACTAAACCCTCTATCATCAATTACGTTTAATTCTTCTTTTAATCGATCAATGTATTCTTTATCGAGAAGCTCAAGTTTTTTTACTCCGCTCAAACATTGTTGCGTCAAAGCTTGTGTCGCTGATAAATTCTCAGGAATAACAAAATTAGGAAGCCGTACTGTATTGTCTGGCATAAAGCTTTCAATGCGCTCATGAGCAATTGTCTGCGTAAGTTCTATTGATTGTCGTACGATGTCTGCATCATATTCTACTCCAATTTCTTGACAATATTTCTTATATGATTGCCACATTTCATCGCCATTCTTTGGGTATAGTTCATACCCAATTTCTTCTAACGATTGAGGTAACTGGTCTGAGAGCCAGTCCGGACGATTATTTTTTCCTAGCCAACCAAGTTTTTTATAAAGCTCTCGGTCTTTCCATGCATCTGGTGCCGGGTAATGGCTGTCTGCTGTTGAAATTAATTGTATTCCAAACTCCTTGTGCATTTGTATAATATGTTTATTTAATTTGTGTTGGTCTACTATGTTATTCCATTGTAGTTCCCCGTACCATCGATCCCCAAAAATATCTAACATTTGTGTCGTTGTATAGCGCATCGCTTTTAATATTGCTTCATCGCCACTATCTTTGTTTTCCCAATAATCTCCAGCATATATGCCACCTAGACATGCGCTAGCTGCAATTACGCCTTCATTATAATCATTAAGATCTTTATAGTCAATTCTAGGATATCGATAAAAGCTATCACCTTGAAAAGATTTTGATACTAGCGAAAAAATATTGTTGAGACCTGTTTGATTTTGTGCTAATAAGATTAAATGCCTTCTGCGATTGAGGATACTTTTAACTGTTTTTTTCGAAGCTAACTCATCTTCAATTACTGTTTTTGTTCCTTCGGTGTTTATTTCTTTTTTACGCTTTTTGTCTATTTTTGCTTTTTCATACTCTTCTTTCCATTCTTTCAAAGAAGGGATGAAATATGCTTCAACGCCAAAGATTGGTTTAAAATCTTTTCCTTCAGAATGCATCTTTTTTGCATGTAACACTTGATATGCTAACCCATTCATATTTCCATGGTCAGTTAGTGCTAATGCATTGCTTCCATTTTGGAAAGAAAAATCCATATGTTCTTGAGGATACCCTAAACCATCAAAAGGAGAACCTGCGACTGAATGCCCATGTAATCCGACAAACGGAATTGAACTTTTTTTAAAAATTTTCATTGTGCTTCTTTATTCTGACTCTAATTTAAAACGTTCACGATATTCGAGTAAAAGATTTTCAAATGCATTTATTTGGTCTGTCTCAGTTTCTAAAATAAAATTATCTTTAAAATACACCAATTCTTCATAAAGATCAGACAAATCTTCATAAAGTTCTTCATTTTCTGCTTCACAAAAAACTTTTGCGAATGTTTGTATTAATTCTTTTTGCTCGTGTGTGGTTACTGCATAATTTGCTGGTAACTTATTGTCTTCTTTCAAAGACGTCCGTATGTTATTATATTTGCTCGCAATCTCCATTATCTTCTCCTATTTTTGAGTATTCACGATATGAAAGTACATGTTTAGAAGGCCTTTTAACAATTTTTGACTCCTCTGAACCTAAATAATGACATAATTTTTCCCAATTGTCAATATTATAATACCATTTTATATCCGCGATTGTTGCACATTCCGTTTCTATTGACTTAAATATTTCTTCAAGTGTGAAAAATCTTGCAGACCATCTTTGATCAATAGGAAGCCTCTCTATTGGTATCTTATTTTTATTATCTAAGGTCTTAAAAATCTTCGCTTGTTTTACCGGAATTTTTTCGCCTGTGCCTTGCTTTCTAACTATGTTTCTAAACTTCTTAAAGTCATTTCCATCAAAAGTAAATCCTAAATATTCACCATTTTTTATGGTTTTATTGTTATAAGAAAGAAAAAACCTATTCTTGCTTGAAATCTTTTTTCTGTGTTCTTTTACAACCCAAGGTTGATATACTCCATATGGAAATGCAACATAATATTTACTTGGTATCGTCCATTTGCTAATTTTTAAATTAATCCAATATGCGCTATTGGCTCCATATAATATGCTCCACGCTAAACAATCTCGCTTATCCTGGTCTTTTGGATGAATTGGAACATAAAATATTGGTATGGTTTTTCTGTGTTCGGATGAGTTCCAACAAAATGTATTTGTAAGTTTTGTTGGGTCTTGTACGTAATCTCCCAACCTATATCTTATTAATGGTTGCATATTGTCATGACATACGATCCAAATTGTTTCACAACCGGCATAGGCGCATTCTACAACTGCTCTTTCAACCGCTAAATAATTAGCAGCAATTGGTTGTAAGCTATCATGCCAAGGAAAATTAAAATCTAATTTTTGTCCAGCGACAGGAACGATACCTGCTAAGTGAAAGCTATTTATATTTTGTGAACCTAATTCCATTGTTAGTTGCAAAATAAATATTGATTTATTTTTGCGCTGTAGCCTTTTTCTTTAAAAGTTGAATTTTGAATTAGTTCTTCTTCAGAAGAGTGGTTAAAAATTAATTTGTCTGTGTTGTCATATATGTTTTTAGCAATTTCTTTGACCTCTCTTCTTGTCGGTTCAATTCTTATTGCATAATGTATGTATTTTGTAGGATCATTTTGTCGACGGCCATTGCGAGGACCCTTTATTCCAGCTTTTTTCATCAAATGAAGGATTTTAAATTTTGCATATGTATCAGAAAACTCATATGAGTTTAATTCATCAAATGTTAAATATGAAAATGATACTATATCTTTTTTGTCATGATCTCCACATAATCGATCAGATTTATAAAAATGAATTCTATTTACAAAATCATCATCTGTTACACAATAATCAAATTGATGTTGCATCCCGCGACGAACGTCAATCCAATCTAAAACAAGCTTTTTATCATCTTTTGATATTGATTTTTTTGGTGTTGGTAAGCCATGAACATTTTCGTCATCAAATATTATCAATTTATCAAATTTAAATTTAATCATTTTATGATTTTTTGTTATCACTTTTAAAATATTTTTTTCATTTTCAATTCGTAAATGCAAAGTTTTATCAGCTAATGGCATTAACCCACTTAATGACAAGATAAAAGTTAGTTTATCCCATAATTCTAATTTTGAATTACCTTTTTCTTTAGTGTTAGTTGTTCCTTGTAAGGTGAGAATATCAGGTTTAATAAAAAATCTTTCTAAAGATGTATCTGGCTGAAAATGTTCAAAAAAATATGGTGGCTTTGGAACGTTAAAAATAATCGGTATATTGTTTATATATGAATATATTAAAGCGTTTAGCGTTCCGCCAATTATAATTTTATCATGAATATACATGTGTTGTGTTTTATTCAACAACCACAGCCTTGATCTTCGCCGTCATAATTCTTTATTGTTTCTGTACACTCTTTCACGTTTTCAACTTCTCTACGAATCTTTCTTGCGAATCGTTGTACTTTTCTAGAATAACGCCAACCACGATGCGAGCTTCTGTATTTTCGACCACATGTGAAACCCGCATTATATCCGCAAAGGGCTTTTGCCTCTGTGCGTCTTTTTAACCATTTTGCTAAAACTTTTGCTCCTGTCCGAATAGAAACATAAGGGTCTTGTAGTTGTTTACAAGTTACCCGCGGGCTTTTTGTATACTTTGGAAGGACTTGTGTCAATCCGCATGCGTTTGAGCGGCTAACTGCAGTGGGGGTCCATCTGCTCTCATAATGTATTAATGCAATCATAGTCTCTGAACTAACGCCGTGTTGCGTTGTTTCATCTACTAAATATTCCATGTGATCGCATGCATAGTTTGCATTCGGCATGCCAATGTTAAATAATGCCAAACATAATATCTCTGCTGTTGTCATAATAAATTCTCCGATTAGTCTTATTAAAAATGTTTAAGACTTTTACCAAGTTTCACCTAGGTTTTTACGTTTCATTGCCTCAATCCAAGATTTTGGATTTTCTTTTAATTTCATCTCTACCAGTTCCCAAGTCTCTTCACGGCCAGAACCCTTTCTAAGCCTAGACCAAAAATCAGAGTCTTTACCAACAGATCTGATGTCTGTCCATGGTCCACCCCAATCTGTTTCTGTACCATCAGCTTCATAGGATTTAATATCTGTTTCTCCGCTTGATCTATAAATAAAGGCCTCTTGATTGTATTTTTGAGCTAATTCTTTTGTAAGTTCAAATAAGTCTACAGCTTCTTCTTTAAAAGGTCGATTTGGTACAAATATAGTGTCTTCAATAACTCTTTGTTTTCCTGTCTCTTCTCCTGTTTCAGGATTTCTAACTGTTTCAACATAAGACCCAACTAATGGAATATATCGATAGCCAGCATTTTTATAATCACTTCTTATCTGTTGATATCTTTCTTTATTTTCAGTGGTAGACTGTTCATGTCTATTTGCTGTAACAACAGCAAAACCGACTGGTTCTTTTAAATGTTTTTCTTTAAATCTTCCTATTGATATTTCATCAATTAAATGTTTATGAACAACGTTTTTAATTTTATCTTTTGTGATTTTTGGCATTATGAGCGCTCCTTATTTGGCATAACGCCAAAAATATGATTTTCTAATATTAAATGAAAAACAATATTATTAATTTCTATTTCTATTAACATATGTTTATCTATTATAATTAAGTCTTCGTTATTAAAATCTTGTTTACAATCTGGCGCTATTCGTAATATTTGCGCCAAACCATATCCATATTCTTTAGGTTTATAATCATCAGGAACTAAAATAGTTGATTTGTCTTCTTTTGTTTCTTCAACTAATTCTACCAATACATGACGATTTCTGGGATTAAATTTCATTCTTTTCCTCCAATTATCCACATTTTGAGTATCCACAATTTTTACAAGTTATGCACCCATCTTGATAAATTAATCCTTCGCTTATGCACTCCGGACATGCTTTATCAGAAAGTGCTGCTTCCCCATCTTTAATATAAAGCTTAAGGATTCTAGCTACACATCTTGCAAAGCTGAACATATCACTATCTTTGTCTTTCAATAGTTGCTCAACTAAAAAACTCGGTTTAGAACCATGACGCAAAGCTAATGAAATCATCCTTGTGAAAGCAGAATTATTAGGGTTATCAAAAACTTTTACAATATCTCGTACGACAATTTCATCATTTTTTTCGCCACATTGTAAATCGTATCGATTATTTTTTGTTTTAAAATGATGTTTTGTTAAAATCCCTTTTGTATATTTCTTTGGAATTTCGATTAGATTCGACAACCCCCCTAAAATTTCATATGGCTTCTCATCAAAAAGGCCAACCAAAATTGTCCATTTTTCACCTTTAATTGTTGTGTGATGTACATCACATAGTAATTCTTTTGGCCTTTTAGGGGCTCCATTCTGTGGAAATCGATCTTTGCCCTTTGTTATTAGCACCCCGCTTCTTGAACCATCTACATAAACAGTGATGCCTTTAAGTCCTAATTTCCATCCTTTAAAATAAAGATCTCCAACAACGCTGTGTGGAGTATTCTTTGGAAGATTAATTGTTGAGCTTATTGCATGATCAATATGTTTTTGTATTGTAGCTTGTATGTCCACCCTTTTAGACCATTCGATCTGATCGCTAGTGATAAAGAAGTCTGGAAGTGTTTGTTGTTCTTTATACGTTTCATGATTTAAATCAATCCATTCTTGAATATTGTGATGAAAAACTTCATATTCCATCCACTTATCACCAACTTCATCAATAAAGTCTGCTTTTAAGTGCTGTTCGTCGTGACTTAGTTTTCTCCGTCTAATATACATATTTCTAAAAACAGGTTCCAATCCTGAACTAGTTTGCGACATGATTGAAACCGAGCCTGTTGGGGCATTTGTTAGAATGGAGATGTTACGACGCCCAAGTCTGGAAATTTTTTCCCGCAAAATTTTTGGGAGTTTTGCAATAAAAAGATTATTTTCTTCTTTAGCCCAATCAAATAATGGAAATGCTCCTCTTTCTTCAGCTAAATTCACACTTTCTGTGTATGCCGACACTTTTAATGTTTTATAAATACGATTAACAATTTCTAAAGCGGGTTCTGAATCATATGCCAAATTCAATCTCGCTAGCGCATCAGCTAAGCCATGTGTTCCTAAACCAGTTCTTCTACCATCGCGGCACGCGTCTAAAAGATTTCCCCATAACATTTTCTCATCTTTTGTGTCTGCAACTTTAATAATCTTTTCAAGTTTTTCAATTTCCAGTTCTACTAGATCGTCTGAAAGTCGCATTGCGCTTGTTGCCACTTCTTCAAATTTTTTAAAATCAAAAGAGGGCTTTTCTGTAAACGCTTTTTTAACGAAATGTTTTAAGTTAATAGAAATTAATCGACAACTATCATACGCAGACAATGGAATTTCAGCACATGGGTTTGTTGAAATTGTTTTAAAACCGTCTTCTTCATAACAATCTGCTGGTAAATATTTTTTTATGTTGTCCCACATCAATAGTCCAGGCTCAGCAGTTTTTGTTGCAGACTCAACGATCAAATTCCAAAGATTTTTTGCTTTTATTGTTTTTGTACATGATGGACTGTCTGATTCAGTTGGAAATTGAAGTGTATACTCATTGTCATTCTCTACCGCGTTCATAAAATCATCAGTTACTTTTACAGAGATATTTGCACCAGTAATCTGTGTTAAATCGTGTTTCATTGTTATAAAGCGCTCAATATCAGGATGTCTAATATCCATTGTAATCATGAGGGCGCCTCTTCGTCCATTTTGGCCAACCATTCTACATATATAAGAATAAAAATCAGCAAAAGACCAAGCACCGGTAGTTGTTCCAGCTGAGTTATTAACTGATGTGTTCTCTGGACGCAAATTTGATATGTCCAATCCCACACCGCAACGTCGCTTAAAAAGGTTTGCTAAATCTTTTCCTGTGTCTATAATAGAAGACATGTTATCTTGAGGAGAGTCCACGACAACGCAATTTGATAGGGAAACATTAACATGATCATTTCCAATCCCCATCATTGGCGACCCTTGAGGGACAATGTATGTAAAATTATTTAAATATTCATTTATCTGCTCAAATGACATGGCACGGGGGCCGCCGAACTTTTTTTCTATTCTTGCAAATTCCTTAGCAAGACGGGTATGCATTTCAGAAGGATCTTTTTCTAGAAAGTTTTTATTGTTGTCTTTTAAAGCATATTTAGTCATCCACACATTTGTAGCTAATGCATCTCCACTAAAATATTCTAATGCAGCACAATTAACCTTGTCTTCCGGATACATCTTTCTTCTCCTTCCTAAAGTTCTTATATCTCTCTTTTAATGCTTTTGCTTGATCTTGAGCAGATTTTGCCATAATTTCTTCAGGGGTTTCACCGTTAGATGGAAAAACTTTAATGTCAACATTGCCAGTATTCATAAAAATTGGATACACCTGTCCATCTTGTCCATTTCGATTCTTAGCAATGAAAATACGGCCAGTGTTGGTATTCTTATCCTCTGCAGTGCGGGAAACTGAAAAAATAAAGTCTGCTACAAAGCATTTATTAAAAGCTTCTGAAATTGATGCCATGGTAATCACTTCTGCGTTTAAGCCTGAACGGTTTGTTTGACTTGCTGTCCAACACGGACAATTGTTCTCTTGCGCAATGGCGCGAAGGTCTTCATAAATAGATTCTAGTTCCATTCTTTTCTCTTTTAAAAAAGAGATTGGTCGTAAAAGATCTGCATAGTCTACAATAATCATATCTGGTGTGATACCGCGCTGTTTAAGCTTTGCTAGATGTGTTCTTATGGTATTTGTAGATGCGCTTTTTGTAGGATATTCTTTAATTATTAGGTGTCCTTTAACATTCTTAACTGATTCATAAATTAAATCTTTATACTGTGATAGTTCTCCTAATGAAACTCCTGTAATACAACTGTCATATCGTGAAGCAATTATTGTTTCTTGAAGCTCTAGAGTATAATGTACAACCGTTTTACCTAATTTGACCGCTTCCGCGCCTAAGTGTACAAGAACCATACTTTTCCCTACACCAGTCGGTGATATGACGACTCCTAATTCTCCTTTGCCCATCCCTCCTTTACAAATATTATCAATTTCTTTCCAGCCAGATGTTATTGGGTTTCTTGCTTTAAATTCAAAACGCTTTTCAAAATCTTTTACATAATCATGTCCATAATCATTTGCTATTCCTAAATGCATAGAATCATTAATTAACTTTTGGATTTCATCAAATGATGATCTTTGTAATAGATCAACTGATTTTAATATTGCTCTTTTAAGTGTTTGTTTCCTACAAAAATCTATGGCAGTATCTTGTATATAATTTACATCTTTTACTTCGGTGGCGATCATACGAGCAAAAAAATCTCGAACTTGTTTTTGAACTAGTTCATTTTCATTATTTAATCCTGCTCTTACAATGGATTTCATTATTTCTATAGAAGGGTGCGTTTTATACTTCTCTTTGTACTCCTTAATTTTATAAACAAAGACCTGTAGATATTTTAATTCTAAAAAATTTATATCGAGGACTTCATATATCCGATCTGCAAATTCTATGTCTTGTAAAATAAGTTGACATAAATTTTCTTGAAAATCTTTTCCAAATTTTGAAAAATCTGTTTTTTCATTTGAATTCATTAATTAGTCTTTTGTTTAACCCAAACCCAGCCTACTATGCCTATACAGAACCCAAATAAAGCTTGTGCTAGCGTTCCGGCTAGAGGCAACATTGCAAATGCAGCTATCAAACCATACCCAATTAAAAATCCTTTACTAAATTTATATAATAAATTCATGATATCGTTTTCCTCGTATTTTTCAAATCTTTTTTACACCCCAGCTAAGAACATCAGTGTAATCAAAAGCACCAGCACTAAAAGCCACTCGCACGATTTGTTGACCATCGCTCCAATCTTTCAAAATACTAACTTTTCCAGTTTTACCATAATAATCATTATTTTTAGAAATAACTTTTACTTTATCTCCAATTTTAAACATTTTTTATCCCTTTCCCATCAACTTCATACAAATGTTACCACACTTAATTTTTAAAGTCAACCTCTTTATTCACTACGCAAATAATTTCTGAATTTGTTTCTATCCAAACTTTTGCACCACATGAAAGTGGTTTGTCTGGAGAATAAATAACTTTGCAGGGTCCATCAATTATTGCTTCATGGCAATAATCATTTGATTTATATGTTTTAACCGTGAGCACTGGTTTTCTTTCGCCAGTCTTTTGATTGCGACGAATTATGTGTTGGTTAACGTGTATTTTTTTCTTCGTCTATAGGCTCTAAATCATCTTTAAGAATCCATGTACTTTTTTTGCCAAGCTTAATTAAAACAGTTGCTTTCCTCTTGCCATCTGGGTATTTTATATGACTTTCCTTGAGAATCAAAACTGGTTTTTCATAAGTCCAGGCATCTATGATCAATTGACTATCACCAAAATCAAATGAAGGTTGTATAATTATTGCCAAATCACCGACCTTCATTAACAATCTCCAATTCGTTTTCCCAACATGAACCCCTATAACCATCATCCCATTGAATATGATATAAAATATCGGGGTCTACAACCATCCCAACGCGGTAATCATCAGATGGCGGAAATGGTGGGCAAGCATCAAGTTTAATAATTAACCCAATGTGGTCACTCTCTTTATGTTTAACCAAGTCACCGACTCTCACTGATAACCTCTAAAATCTCATCTTCAAAAACAGAAGTAGGCATGTTTTCTCCTAAAAATAAAACTTCATAAACATAACTATTTATATTTTCGACGTAGCCATATAAAGGTCGACTTTGTTTCTTAATCGAAATAATTATCCCCGCCAATTTTATGGCCGGGAATACATCAACTTTTACTAAATCTCCAATTTTCATTTATTCACCAGACTTAAATTATGCCACATGTATATTTAAAAGTCAACCTCTAAATTTTTTATTTCCATAATATTTGTATCCCAATAATGAGTACTGATAAAAATAAACAAGATAATGTTTTAGCAGTAAAAATACTTTCTCTTACAAGTGCATAAGTGAATATTGCGAATATTACATTCGACGTGCCAAAGCCAATTAGTTTAGACGCCCATAACTCACCACTATCTTCTACAATATATTTAATTGCATACCAAAAACATAAGCCCATTGGAATTGCAAAAATGACATTAGATAAAATAGGACGATCTTGCCACCATTCCCAAACAAATTGAGAATTAAACTGAAACCATGCTAATATATTACCAATTGCAAATAATGCTATACCAATTAATGTTTTCAATCCTAAGAACTCTCAATCTCTTTGTTAATTAAGGTACCCTCGGCAGGATTCGAACCTGCGACCCTCGGCTTAGAAGGCCGATGCTCTATCCAGCTGAGCTACGAGGGCACAAACTTACTCAATGATTTCAGCATCTAAAATATTCTCGTCTTCTTGACTCTGCTCTTCTGAGTTGTCTGTGCTACCCGCTTGCGCGTACGCTTTCTCTGCTAAAGAATGCATTATTGTTTCTAAAGATTTTAACATAGCATTAATCGCATTTTTGTCTTCAGAATTTACTAGTTTTTTAGCATCTTCCAATTTAGACTTAATGTCATTGTCATCAATCTTTAATGTCTCAACGGTAGATTCAATCTGAAAAACCATAGAGTCCAGTAGATTTCTTAGCTCAACCAATTCGCGTTTTTCTTTGTCCTTTGCTCCATGGACTTTAGCTTCTTCAATCATTTTATCGATTTCGTTGCTTGATAATCCGCTTGAATCCGTAATGGTAATCGAGTGATCTTTACCAGTTGCCTTATCCTTAGCCGAAACCTTTAAAATACCATTCGCATCAATATCAAAAGTTACTTCAACTTGAGGAATGCCGCGAGGAGCGGGTGGAATATTACCTAATTGAAATTGACCCAATGTGCGATTGTCTGTTGCCATTTCACGCTCACCTTGCAAAACATGAACATCAACAGCATTTTGATTATTAACTGCAGTTGAAAATATCTCTGATTTGCGTGTCGGGATAGTGCTATTGCGCTCAATAAGTCGTGTTGTAACACCACCTAAAGTTTCTATCCCTAAACTTAAGGGCGTAACATCCAACAAGAGTACATCTTTTACATCACCAGAAAGGACTCCACCTTGTACAGCGGCACCCAATGCTACTACCTCATCTGGATTTACACCTTGATTTGGTTTCTTATTAAAAAAGTTTGTTACTGCTTCTACGACTTTAGGAATTCGAGTAGAACCGCCAACCAATACAATTTGATCAATGTCTTTTATTTGGACTTTAGCATCTTTAATTGCCTGTTTGCACGATGCAAATGTTTTTTTAATAAGACTGTCAGTCAATTGATCAAATTTTGCACGGCTAATCGTCAAATTTAAATGCTTAGGTCCCGCGGAGTCCGCGGTCAAAAATGGTAAATTAACATTAGTTTCGTGTGCTGAACTTAGTTCAATTTTAGCTTTTTCTGCAGCCTCGCGAATCCGCTGAAGAACCATTTTGTCATCTGATATATCGATACCAGTTTCTGATTTAAATTCTTTCGTGACATGATCAATTAATACCTCGTCGATATTGTCACCGCCTAAATGCGTATTTCCTGAAGTTGCCAGGACCTCAACAACGCTCTCCCCAACTTCTAAAATAGATACATCAAAGGTTCCCCCCCCAAAGTCATATACTGCAATTATCTCATCATTGTTTTTGTCTAAACCATAGGCTAAAGCTGCAGCAGTAGGCTCATTAATGATTCGTCGCACTTCTAAACCTGCGATTTTACCGGCGTCTTTTGTTGCTTGACGCTGACTGTCATTAAAGTAGGCAGGAACAGTAATCACTGCTTCTTTTACCTCTTCTCCCAAAAATGTTTCTGCTGCTTTTTTAAGTTTTTGTAATACTTTTGCACTAATTTCCTGCGGAAAATAAGTTTTTTCATCAATCTGTACGGCGGTGCCACCGGTGTCTGAATTTATAATGTTGAATGATACCTTTTCTGCAGAATCTTTGATTTCATTTAATTCAGAACCAATAAACCTTTTAATAGAATATAGAGTTCTGTTGGGATTAACGACTGCTTGTCGTTTTGCAGTAATACCAACTAAAGTTTCTTTATCAGTAAACGCTACAACTGAAGGAGTCGTACGATTGCCTTCTTCGTTAACAATAATAGTTGGTTTTCCGCCCTCCATTACAGCTACACATGAATTTGTTGTACCTAAATCAATTCCAATAATTTTTCCCATAATATATAATCCTTATTTTGATCGAACCCACCGGCAGTGAGTCTCTTTTTCGCCGTTCTTGTTTACTTTTTCAGTGCATACTTTTTCATAAGTTTCCACTACTCGCGGAACCCTTCTGCCTACTGAGGGATACGGGATATAACACCCCGCACAGAAAGCCGTCGCCGCCAACAATACAATAAACCTCTTCATTTAACTTTCTCCTTTGTTAAGTACGCCCGCCTGGACTTGAACCAGGGACATCCACCTTATAAGAGTGGCACTCTAACCTACTGAGCTACGGGCGCAAAATTTCTTTACCTACTGTTTAAAATATAGGACTTTTAATTTGTTTGTCAAGTTTTTTTATAAAAAAACTTCTTTATTGTCAACAACAATTTTTTTATATAGAGAAAATAAACTATCCCAATTAAAGACTCCAAAGCCATCCTTGATCATCTTGACATGAACTGCAGTTTGGTTAAATTCATATTCAAAAGTTTTAAGAATATTGTTAATTTTTTGTTTTGTTTGCACACTAATAAGTGGTACATATAGTTGCATTATTTTATAATTTTTTTCAATAACTTCTTTGTTTTCTAAAATATTTCTATGGGCCTGTAAAGGGTTTTCAACAGATTTACAAAAATCTAAAACATCATCAATAGTGTATGTTTTTTCCTCACTCAGAAATTTAAATCGTTTCATCATTGTGGGCATCCCAACACCAGGAACTCCCAAAAGATTATCTGATTTATCTCCAACAATTGCCCGGGCCAAAGCAAAGTTTGTTGGATGTATACCATGTTTATCAACAAGACGACTTGTGTTTAATATCTCTTTCTGAATTGGCCTAAAAACAATAGTCTCTTTATCACATAGTTGATAAAAATCTTTATCTGAACTTACAATAATCTTTTGAATCCCTTTCAATAGTGGAGCTTGTGTAATGTGCGCGATTATATCATCTGCTTCAATGCTTGGCTCCATAAATTGGATTAAAGGCATGTCATTAAGATATTCAATTAGTCTCGTCTGTTGCCAGATCTTATTTTGGATTTCTTCATTAGCTGTTAGATTTTTTATATCACGGTTTAAACGAATAGGTTTACGGCCTTCTTTATAATTTTTATTATAGCTTTTTCTTTTTTGTGATCCACCCGCTCCATCCCAAACAATAATAATACTATCTGGTTTAATGTCTCGGGTTAGTTTTTGAAGAATTTTAAGAAATCCTTTCAACCCACCTATAGGTTCGCCATTTGTTGATAAACTAGGGTCAACAATGTATGCTCTATAATACATGTTGAGAGCATCAACCACCAAAAGTCTTTTCTTTTTTTTATTTTGCACGGTACTATGGATTATTATTCAGAGTCCTCATAAAAATCAGATGCATCACCAGTTCGTTCATCAAACTTCATAATGATTTCTTCATCCATAACTTCTAAAACTCGTTCTCTGAATTTAGGATTCTGAATTTTTTCTTTCCACCCAGATGATTGAAATTTTTCACTTGTGTCGTCAGCGTATTTAAGTGTAAACCAAGCACCACTGTTGGATAAATGTTTTGAACTTTTGATTGCGTCCAACCAGCTTTCTTCGTCTTGTACACCGACGCCTTCGCCCCATAAAATCTTAAAATTACATTGTCTGCCTTGTGTTCCAAAACGAGATTTCTCAAGTTTCACTTTTACCTCGGAACCAATTCTATATCCTTTGTCATCTGTAACAAAAGAAGCCTTAGCTTTACGCCCTGTAAGCCACACACGCAGCGAATAAGCATAAATCATAGCTTTGCCACCAGGAGTCATATAAGGTGTAGTCAAGGCTTCTGAGACGTTGCGTGTAATGTTTGTTTTAAGTTGGTTCAAAACTAAAAACGTTGATTGACTGTTCGCGATTGGGACTGTGAGTTTTGACATTCCTTTTGCAAGAATTCGTGCTTTAACCGCCATCGAAGAAAGAGGGTTAAAATCTCCTTCAACGTCTGACACCGATGGTGTAAGCGCTAATGAATCCCAAATAAATAACATCCGATTTTCATTCGAACTGAGAAGATCTTCGATTGTTTCTAGTACAAATTCAACTGATGTCGCTTGCACATAAAGAAGATTCTCTATTTTGCAACCCGCTTTTTCTAAAAAGCTTGGGTCAATTGCGGACTCCGAATCAAAATAAATTACATCAATGCCCATCTTTTGTGCGTTTGCAGCAACTTGGGCAGCTAAAAATGATTTGCCAGTTGACTCTAAACCTGCAATCTCAACAATTTTACCTAACGGTATGCCTGCTAATTTCCCACGACAAACTATTGAGTCTAACCAACGACTTCCTGTTGGAATCCAATCCTTAACTGTTGTCGGATTATCTTCATTAAGGTTATGAGCAACGTTTATTCCAGCTTTCTTATTTATTAAGTTACGCATATCAGCTACTGAAAGCTTACCTACTCTTGTTTTAACAGATCTCATTGAAACCTCTTTTATAAATGTATTTTGTTAAAAAAGCAAGGGGGGATAATTCCCCCCTTGCTAAACGCATTATGCCTCAAGCAATTCAGCAAAGGCTGTGCCAACAGCATCGTCTGATTTGTTCTCGCCTGAATCATTATACTTAACGGACTCAGATGATACCTCTTCGATAACAGAATCATCTAAAAGATAATCATCCAGAATCGCTTGAACTTCCTGTGTCGTTTTTCGATTTTTCGCAAACATTGTATCTAAATCGGGAACGGTTTCCAGAAGTTCGCGGCACCTTTCCGGGCCGTCTTGGCAAAGCGAGGAACTTTGTCGGCGGGGGGTAATGTTTGTAACCGGATAAGTTGCCCCTGCGGGCTTTCCATAAACAAGAACAAGATCTGTTCCAGAGTCAGGGTCTGTAATATCACCATATTCTGGATTGAGCATCAAATTCAAAAGTTTTTCATAAACTTGTTTTCCAAATCCCCAAACGCGTACGCCTTGATCTTCTTCGCCGCGTACAACAACTGGTGCAAAAAATCGTTGTCGAGCAGAAAGCTTCTTTGCCATCTTTTTGCTTTCTTCAGTTCCTTCGTTCCATAGTTGATGGACAAATTCACCTAATGGGCAATCTTCGCCAAAATTTTTCTTTGGGCTAAGAAATCCCGGATTTTTTCCAACGTTATAATGGAACCAATAATCCTTAAATGGATCTCCATTTTCTGATGGACAAATTCGAATTGCGGACTCGCCCTCTGGTGGCTTCCAAAATCGGCTCGAACCATTATTTTTGTTTTGTAAAGTAGTTAATCGCTCTCGCATTTTCTTCAAATCTAAACTCATAAAATTTTTTCCTTTTTATTTTTTTTGTTAAAGTCAAGATGATAATTTTCTCATCCTGCTACCTTATAATATACCATTAAATAAATATGTTGTCAAGCAATTATTTCATTTTTTTGCACAACAGAACTATGAACAACTACATAAGCATAATTCTCTTTATAATCTGTTGAAAAAATACCATACGACAACTTAAATCTTTCGTCTTCGGTATTTCCTTTATGTCGTACTTGCTCTTTGATCATTTTAAATAATTTTTCATCTGTTTCCAGTGTGTTTTGTGGTATTGCATAATAATAACATTTATTACGAGAATGTTTAAGGTCAAAAAACAATTTTTCTTCTCCATTCTTAATGTCTAATAGACCAATAGTTGATATGCGAGCTACAGCGTTTGGTTCTGAGCGGATATCAACGACAGGTTCTGAATTATTAAAAACGCTTATCATATGATAGGTTGAAACAATCAAATCATTTAAATTTTCATAGTAATTTAGAACCGATGTTCCCCCTAAAATACTTTCTAGCGCAACATTATGCACTACATATATTCTATTAAAAAGTAAAGATCTGGCATATTCCTGCAAAACTCCAAAAAGAACATTTTCTTGTAATCTTTTAGTTTCGTTTAAAAGCAACAAATCTGGTTTTATATATAAAATGTTAATATTACATTTCTTTTTATGCAGTTGTTCTAGAGCACATAAAGAAATTCCACTAACAAACCCACAACTAGTTATGAATAAGACATCCCCTTTTATCTTTTTAAAAAAAGTTTTAAAATTTGGGCAATGTTTCTCATAATCTTCCGGGTTATTTCGTTTTTCTAATTTAAAACAACCTTTGCCCTCTATCTCAACATCAATTTTAAATATATTATATTGAGGATATTGCTTAAATTTTTCAGCAATAGCACAACCCGCCTGTCCTATTCCAACCACGTTCATTATTTAAATGTTAAACCTTTCCATACTACCAAAATCTTTTCCCGCGCTTGAAGATATTTTAAATTTACCTAATTTAGTATCCATTAAAATTTTCTTCAACTCTGGTAAAATGTTCTTCTCTGACTCTGAAAAATCAATTACTAGACTATCATGGATTAGAAGAGAAATAAAGGATTTTTTATTTTTTAATAACTCATGTACCTTAATTGCTTGTCTTAAAAATAAATCTGCAAACGTGCTCTGAATGATATAATTTAAAGCATGATGTTTGTCAGCTTCAATCTTTCTATCATAAATTGTTCGAACGTGTGTGCCATCCCAATATTTTTGTAATAATAAATCTCTATCATAAGACCGTGAAGAGAGATAGTCTTTTGATTCTGGGTTATATAACCAAGCAAATATCCTTTTCTTCGCTTTTTCCCGGGTACCAACACCCCTGTAAACATGCTTTAAATTCCATTCATGCAAATCTTCTTGTGGTTGTTCTTTATCTAAAAGCGCAAGCATCACACGAAGCTCTGCAGCATTATAATCAAACTCAATAAATAAATCGTTTTGTGGTTTAAGCACTGAGCGATAATTTTTATTCATTGTCAATGCTGGAAAACTATTTTTAATTGTAGAAAGTCTTCCTGTTTTTGTGCCAAAAATATTATATTTTATGTGTGGCTCTATCTTGTTTATTTTTTGAATAAAATTTCTAACTTCTAATTTATGTCTTTGGGTCTTTAGTTCCGAAAGATCTATATTTAATTTTTTATACTTAATGTCTGTAACTAGTTTTGTCAAAGAAACTAAAAAATTATAATTTACTGGCCTCTTGTAGTTTTTAAAAATATAATTTGTTATCTTATTCTTGATTACACAATATTCTATAATGAAGTGTTCTGGGATTAATTCATAAAAACAATATTTGTTTAAATCTAATTGGGCTTCTCTTGCCGAACGATAGAAAGCTTTTAATTTATTAAAAACCGGCAGCCATTCTGTTTCTAAATGTTTAGGACATGCTTGATCTAATGATTTCCCTTCACAAAATAGTTTAGCATATTCAACTTCTTCAATATCTTTTAAAAAAACAGAATAGTCCCAAGTTGTAGAAAGGTTTGTTTTTGGGATTTTGTTAAAAACTAATTTATTATTAATATATACAGCAATACATTCTGATTTATCATCAATAGTCTGAAACAGCGCCACCGGCACCTCCAATTGGACTAGTCCCCATTGTATTGGATGGGGATTTAGAAGTCCCTTTTTTCCCACTCACTCCTGCAACACCACCAATCATTCCTTTGGTTCGTAACTGTTCGCTGATCCAATGTTGTTTCATCACATCATTAATATACGTTATTGCGGTGTCAAAGTCAAACATTAAATTAATTTTTTTTGCTTTTTTAACTATACTGTGAAAATGTTTCTCTGATATCGGAGCCTTACTTTCTTTTGCGCGGATTGACGCATAAGTCTTTATCCAAAAAACAGAACTATAATTTTTTTCATAGTCTTCTATTAAAAGTGGCTCCCTGAAATCAGTGAAAACATTAGGTTTTTTCCCTACAATATATTTTGAAGATGTCAATCCTGCTGATACAGCAGGTTTGTTAGGACAATCAACATATTCTTGTACCATGGGATACTCTTCTATAAACGTCGTGTAGAAGTTAAAAAAGTAATTTTTTAATAGCCCAATGTCATCCAAATGCGTAGGGTAAAAAACTTTTGAGAATACATTTTCAAAAGAAACACCATGTGGTGCCATGTATGCTTGCATTTTAGGAGACTTTAAATCAGCTATTAATCTCCATGGAATATATTTATCTATTTTAAACCCAAACGCTTCTGCCGCTGTCCTATAAAAATTAAAATGTGGGTCTTTTAAAAACCGATCTCTTTTAGCAGAATCATTATAATCAATCTTTTCAATTTCAACCGCTAATCCGGTTGATAAAATAGAATTTAAATATGATAGTGTATAGCCAGTTTTTGTTATAGGTATGCGACTAATAACCATGTTTAAATGTTCCAAAAAAATTGGTAAAAAACTTTCGAATGATTTCATCTTATCTTTGCTTCGCAAAAAATATGTATCTGCTTTAATAACAAATGTCGTATAAATTTCCTTTAATATAGCATCATAAGCGTGATTTATGTCAACATATCCTTTTCTAGGGTTAAGATTATAAAAGGTTGAATGTTTAGAAGTTATTTTTTTCCTTAAAAAAGCTCTTAAATCGTTAAATGCTTCTGCAACAAAATCAATTGCAAAATATTTTTGGCCCGGACCAGTAGTTTTGAGCATGCCAAGCAGCCAGCCTTCTGCTGTGTTTATTGTATTTAAATATAAGTCTACTCTTCCATAATAAAGTCTTTCATACCAGAAGTCAAAAGGAGTTTTTCCTGAAGAAGGGTATCCTTTGTCTTTATATGTTTTTTGTTTTTTATATGTTTCAGCAATTGACATTACATAATTTTCCTATGGTTTGCCGACCGATGTCACCGGCTTCTTTTTCTTTGTAATATGTATTAAAGCAGTGCCTTCCATCAAACACCTCATATTAGTTTCATACACACCAGGCTCTATAGTATGTTCAATTTCTAATGTTCTATAATAACCAGCTAGCCCTAATTGCGCTATAGCGCTTTTGTCTCCAACCCTTTTCCCAAATTTGTGTCGAGCGGCATCAACGTAAATTAACTCACCCACACCCATTGCCGGTGTACCGACCAAATCCATATTTATTTCATATAGCGCCCCAACAACACCGCCTTTCTTAAATTGAACAGTCTCTAGATGTTTATCTGACACTCTTTTGAATTTCAATCGTTTAAGTATTCCTCTATCTGCCCCCCAATAAAAATGGGGTATTCCTAAACTCATATCCCATTTATAATTGTGTTTTTTGTGTTTATTGTATAAATTACTAGTACCATGAATAATTGTATATTCACATAATCTTTTACTTCTTAAGGTATATCCTTCATATCTATTCGGTTGAAATAATAAATGCTCAACATTTTCAAAATCAACATAATCGTGTCTTAGTGAAATTAATTTTCTTGTAGGTTTTACACCTACAGTATTATATAAATCAACTTTTTGTAAAGCTGCAGTTTTTTCTATAAAAGAGCCCCCATCAAACATATATCTTAATATTTCTCTTGTAAATGTATCAAACGGTATTACTTCTCTTTCTGACTTAATAATTTCCCAAAGAAAAAAATGTAAAAATTGATTTAATGCTACTGGCATATGTGCGATAGGATATTGTTTTATTTGAAATGGTACATTCGTGCCGTACTCTTGAAAATTTGGATAAGCTAGTACCATTGGTCCCACAAGAACTCTATACCTACTCCATAAATCTCTTGGATCTCCCGGCTTGTTCACCCAAGTGGGAGGGACTTTAGTTTTTTTCGTTACTGGGGTAAGTTCAAGGCATCCGTTCCCAGAATTCCTATGATGAGGGACATGTCTATGTTTAAAAGCTTCTAGAGCATTATCTAATATATCTCCCATCGCAAGAAAATATATTCTTTTTACGCCTTCTTCTTTCCATTTTCTATCCGGGTATGAGTTACTCTTGCCGCGCTTTGGAGTTTTCTGACCGCCCTTATAATCATCCGTACCTAACTGTGTAACGCTTTTTACTAAATTGTTAGGATCTTTTCCCCAATAGCCCATAAGTGTTTCAAAATTAGCATCGGCGGCTTTGATATCATTTACAATCCAGTCGCCAAAATCATCTGCTGTTCCTTTATCTCCGGATTTTGGTTTTATCTTTTTGCTTTTTTTCTTTTTTTTAAAATCTTTTGATTTCTCTGTTAATTCACCCGTAGAAACATCACTTCCAAAAGCCGATGATCCATTGAGTTTTGTGTTTATATACTTAATAAAGGCTTTCCATGCGTCTTCGGGCACGTCAATCCAATAAATTGAAGCCTCATCATTTCTATTACGCTTACACATTAAAAGGCTCCTTATAAAATAAGCGTATTTTATTCCTCGCACGCCAGCTATTGTTCCCTTACCGCTTTCGGCGTCCTCTCTTTCGTTTGCTGTAATCTCTGCAAATACGTTTGCTTCTGGCAGTCTAAACACAGTTTCAATACTACCAACATATTTTAACGTTAATTCTAGTGCTCCGCTTTCCTTAAATTCCATTTCATGTTTATAAAATGCCAATGACAAAGTTGTCTGCATGTTATTAAGTCTTTTCATTCTTTGATTTTTAACTGTTCCTAGGAAGTCTCCACTTAAAGACCAACCAATTTCGGCTTTAAGACTCCAAAGGCCCATAGAGTGTAAAGCTTGTTTTTTCTCTTTTCTCGTTGGTTTAAATTTTCCCTTCTTTGTAGGTGGGTCTCGTTTTGTTGGCTTTGGACCCTTGCTGCCGCCCGTCCTCCACGCCTCTACTGCATCGTCGTGGGCTTTCTGTCGGCGTTTTTCGTCTGTTCTCTTGCGGCTGTCTTTAGTTTGTTTAAGGAATCGTTCGCCTTGTAAAGCTTTATATGATAACAAATCTACAAAACTAAATCCATTTGGATGAATATTCATAAAACTAGATAAATCTTTAAATACAATTTTTACTTCAGCATCTACTTTTTTAGCCACTGCTGGGTTATCTGCCAAAAGTCTATAAGTGAAACTTTTTAAACTATAATCCGTAACTGCTGCTGGTACAAGAACCACATTTTGATCTGTATGGGATGGAAATACAATCTCTTTTTCTCGAATGTCTTTTCTCTCTCCGTACTGATCTAGCATTTCCATATAATACAACTTAATTTTTGGTACTAGCGCTACATATTCCGCAGGAGTTAATGAATTCAATAATTCTACATCTCTTGCATCTGTAAAAAATTTAAATCTATTCATTAAAGTATCTGGACTTTTTGTGTTAATCGATCCTATACTATTAAACTTAAGCAATGGTTTAAATTTTTCATCACCTGGAAAATTGGGGTGTTTTTTTGGCCCAGTGGTTTTAAAAAATAAATCTATATCGTCAAAAATTTCCATTAAAAAAGCTTGTTCATACAATGATTCTAATGCAAATCCGGTAGTGCCCCCAAACAAATTTAAATAAGTATCCGTGCTCATCGCCATACGATTTTTGAGATGGCCAAAAGCGCCTTTTGGTGTTGTACGACCAGGCCAATTTTTACGTATGGCTGCCTTGCTCTTGCGCGCAGGGGCGGTGCTGGACACTACGCGGACGCGTAAGCCCTTGCTTCTTTTTGAACGCCGTTGTGCGCGCCGGTGAGTTGGATCGTGCCCCATCTTGTTATCCTTCTAAGTCGTAAGTTTCTAAAACTATATGTAAAGGTTTCGGAATAAAAATTGTATCACCTAAATCACAATGTGCTTCTGTGGGTTTTTTATTAAAATATGCAATAACCCACCACATCTCTCTATCGCCATAATATTTTTCTGCTAGTTTGTAATATCTATTCCCTAAAGTCCATATGTGAGGAACTAATTGAAAGGTGCTGATTTCTTCTATAGTGGGATACCTAAATACTGGTGTTTCATAGTGACGTATAAAAGTAACATTTCTTGTTCTTAATATTTCATCATATTCTTCGGCGTCGTTAATAACTGTTTCTCTGTCGTATCGTAAAGTTGCCATAATTTATTTTTCCTTATAGTCTACCATTGTGAGGTGGTGGTCATTTTTTTGGCACTTCATTATACCATTTGTCTCTATCACTATAGCGATGACCAATTATTCCCATTGTTATGCTCTGTGCAATTTCATTTCCAACGGAGCCATGCTTTGACCATGTTCCATAACCATCGCCGCTGCTCAGGTTTGCGAGATTTGCATCCACAACACTATCGACAGTGTGCACCGTATGATATGGATAAGCACCAGCACCGGCGTCCCAGAAATCAACCACCCGGGTGCCGCCCGTGTGCCCCCCAAAGCGATGTGGGTTATATTTTCCAGATGCATCAATCCAAAAATCTCGCTCCCACATTGGCGGTGGTGCGACGGCATGGCTGATTCCAGAAGACCGCTCATTCCAATCAACGTCAACCTCAGTCATTTGATGCAAAACTGTCATCGTAGCAGTAAGTTTAATTACTTTTGGCATTATTGAGAAAGGTTTTTTGTACATCAACCATCCATCATCCTCAGAATATTCCTGAGAAAAGCTTTCAAATTTACATAGCGCGCCGTCATCGATTGGCATGCCCGCGGGGCTATATCCCTTAAGCCAATCACGAATAAGATTTCCAAATTTAACTAACAGCACGCCACCTGGTGATTTCGTTTCAATATTATATGCTGCGTTTTGACTGTAAAATTCAACAGGGTCTCCTGCTTGGTAAGATCTTGATCTTGTTTCCCACGTTTCTCCGCCCTCATGTGGCTTTCTTCTTTTTCTCCTCGTTGTTTTGGAATCTGCATGTACATGAGATGCAAAAGGCTTTTGAATTGCTATATGCGGATAAAGCGATTTTATAAGTCCATTAACAGTTTGCATATTATAAAAAGCTTCATCAACATCCTCCGCAACTGTTTTCCATGATAATGTTATTGTTCTTTTATTAGCAGTAAACATTTCCATATGGTCCATTCTATTGAATCCTTCCTCTGATTCCCAGCCATGATCCCACGAATCGGAAAAGTCCGTTATAAATGCTTTAAAGGCAAAAAGTCTGGTCCCATTAAGCGATTGAAACAATAATTTTTGTCCTTTATTATATAAAGAATCAGCAGAGTGTCGTTGGCCGGTTCTTCGCCTAGGCCTTTGTGACGTCACACCGGTGTCCGAACGATATTTGGCGCTATGAAAACCATGTTCGTTTTTATATTTGGCCGGCGAATATTCCCACCACGCGGCGGAGTCGGCGTTGGGCGGTGGCCGAAGCTTCGCCTTTGAAACTGTTAGTTTTGGAATGGTACCGTCTGGCAGAACACTTTCGTCTATTTCGAGTAAATTTTTCTGGTGTGCGATATTATGGCTACGTGTTTTAGTCCATTTTTTTCTTTCGACTTGAAACCAATATTTTTTCTTTTCCACACCAGTCACATTTTCTCGCACTAAATCAGAAGCAGGCATTGGAGGCTCATTAAGCGTATGTCGTCGTTTACCCATTTTTTATTTCCTCATAAAATATCATCCCAAAGCCCGGATCTCTTGGGTTTTTCGAATCAGATCTTTAGAACGTTTTTTATCTTCTGTTTTTAGCGCAGCATCGCTTAGATAATAGTTTGGCACGGCGTGGGATACCTTTTTATCCCATTCAATCATTTCTCGCATTTGTGGTGGAACTTTACTGTTTGTTACCTTACCGTCTGGGTCAAATGTCCATTTAACCTCCTCTAGCCCAACAGAGCCTGGTTTTGTTGGTGTTGATGGAAATTGACCCAGTTGAACTGCTTGATGTGCCCAACTATCTGCAGCGGTGATTCTGCCGGTGCGATCAATAAAGTTAGTTTTAGTTGCTGCCCAGCCTCCAGCGCTCAAATATCTATCTTGTGGTGTGCCCCCACCGCCATCAATTAAGCCCAAATAATGAGTATGATGTACAACTATTGAAAAGCTTAAATTTAAAATTTTTGGAGCATATGTTGGCTGCCAACTGGACATGTCTATGACAGGCGGATTACTGGAGGTATCCGAACCAGCACCCCATTTTTTAGGTTTATACTTATGCTGCTCATCCAACCCCGTTAAAAGATCTTCTTCAATTGCATCACTCCAATTCACTTCAAACCCTTCAATACGACCGGTAAGGCCATCAGTGAGGATCGTGTCGCCTTTTCCATAATATGGTGCTCTAGAATTTCTAATTAAATTAAGGAATCTAAATAATAAACGTGGGTCAGAATTTTTTAAAAATGTTTTCATTCCCGTACTAGGCAATATATATGTTGGATAAAGCCAACGAGATATAAGCCCCACTTTATATACATTGTGTTCTGCTTCTTCGAAACTCTCTGCGACTACCTTAAAATTAAGGTCTATTTTCCTTGTTGTCCTTTTGTATGTTGACATTGGGTCCATTCGACCAACGATGGTTTCATCTTGCCATTCTAAAGCATAATTTTCTTTTATCGATTCTATAAAAGCTGGGAATGTTACATATTCTACCGCATGGGCGGTCTCGGAGCTGCTCTTCGAGTCGGTCCAGTTCTTTTGCGGCGGGCCAACTCTTCCTATTTCAATTTGTAACTCTTGTTTCTCTAAAGTTTCTTTGTTTTGGGCCCAGCGCGCGCCTTGATGGCGTTTTTTCCGGGCGCGCTTCCGTCGATGAAAATCAATTCTAGATGAATCTTTATAAGCTAGTGGGGACTTCTGCTTCCAGGCGAGCGAAGCATTATCATATATTTCTCCCAACACCGCTGCATAACTCACTTCGCCGCTTGTCCGCCGGATTGACATTTTAGCCGGATTGGCCTGCTTCCAAAAATGAAACGAATCGGAGGGCTGAGTTACTGTGACTGGCTTTCCAGGTTGCTTAAACAGCCAGCTAAGTTTATCAGGGTCATATTCAAACTTCATATTAGTGGCATCTGTATCGGTCAAGCTAGACATTAATAATATCCCCCTTCATATATATTTATGTTTAATAATAAAATATTAATCATTAAAATGTTTCCTCCATAAATTTATCTGCTTGCTTCGAATTAACAAATTTCATCAATGTTCTTCCGTTTAATTTTCCTTCTACATTAATTTTTTGTGGCCTGCTCGCAACTTGCTTAGCAATTTCTTCCCCTAACTTTTTAATTGTGTCATCAGATAATGTTGTTGGTCCTGGTTCTCCAGCAGGTGTTCCTCCTCCACCGGCACTGCCTAGCCCCATTATAGGTGGTGATTTACCAGCAATTGTTAGACCTCCTCCTGCTGCTATAGCAAGAGTTACCAAAGGTACAGTTGTTAATGCTTTAAGGCTAATAACTAAAGTGTTGACAGCAGAAGCCACCGCATCAAATGGACTTACCAATGCGCTAACTGCCGTCCCCATCGCTAAAAGTGTTTGGGTCGATTCTTTAAGAGCCGGGGCCAGTTCAGAAAACTTTTGTCCTGATGTCATGACGTTGCCTAGGCCCGTGAACATTTGGCCCAACGCTTCCAAGTCTTTTGTCTTAATAAATGCCAATGCTAATGCTAACGCGCCAAACCCGAGCGCCATTAAAAAGAGCCCTATTGCTGCGAAAGGCCCTGCGAGAGCGATCCCCATGGCAGCGAAGGCTATCATTCCCAGCGCCAAAGCAGTTTCCATTATATTTGGATTTGCAGATAATAATACTTCTACAAGCCCAGTCACAGCATAAATAACTAAGGATAAACCAGCCGCAATTATAAATATGGCCGCGGCAAACAACAACATTGGTATGGCTGCCGTCATTGTCGCTGGGGCTAATGCCGCAAAAGTCGCAATCATCGCAACCAAAACTACCCCTAATGCAATAAGTACTCCTATGACCATCCATCCTGCATCACCACTGTCTTTTAGGGCGACTGCCAATTTAGCAACAGCGTCAACTAATGGCACTAGTGCTATTATTACTATGGCAATTGCAGCGGCAAAAAGCAGTATATTCCAATTTAACCCGCGTGATGCTTTAGTGGCCGTAACTTGAGCCACAGCCATTGTTTCAGTGGCGGTAGTGTTTATTCCTTTTGCAATGGTATCTGCTTCAACTGCTGTGGTCTCTGCGGCTTTTGCAGTGACTGAAGCCCATACTTTAGCGACCAATCTCCCAACGGCTGTAAACATTTCATTTGTTAAAATACGCCATGTAACATATAACCCTAATAAAATTCCTAATGCTGGAATCAAATATCCGTTTAGTACTTCATTCCAACCCAACAATGTGTCTACTAAATAACGAACTAGATCTATAATTGGTTCAACAGCTTGAGCGAATTGTCTTTTTAATTCTGTTAATTTCTTTGTTATGTCAACTTGATTTACATATTGTGCCTCCATTTCTTCCATTGTACCGGTAAACCCTTGAGCTTGTAATTCAGCTTCTCTTAGTGATTCCGCATTACCACTCATTACAGCTGCGACGGCTTCCATATCGCCCCCTAATGTTTTTGCGATATAATTTCGTTGGAAGCGGTCCATCGACGCCCATGATTGCCCAGAAGCATCTAGAGACTCTTGAATCATTCTTAAGCGTTCAGGTTCTTCTGCTTCCAGCATTTGTAGAGAATCCATATATTGACCCCCTAATATAGCATTTAAACCCATTGCAGCTTGGGCTGCATCTTCAAAAGTATCGAACCTCTCTGTTATAGCAAGTAATTGTGAAGTAGCAGTGCCTGTCGCTTTCGCTTGCGCGGCCATACTTTTAAAAATTCTAGTGGCATCTTTTCCATACTTTGCAAGCGATTTACCAGCAGACTTTAACTCTTGAGCTAAGCGTTTGGGTGGTATTCCTATCTCTGATCCCATTTTAACAAGATCCATCGATAGTTGTTGCGCTTCTGCATGTGTCATACCTAAAGATTTTGTCATAAGGTTCATATTGTCTGAAAATTCTGTTGCACTAACTCCTGCCCCTTCCATATAAACAGCCAATTGAGTTATTTCTGCTTGCGCGCT